TAATCAGCCAGAAACTATAGCAGACGTTTCTGTGGTTGATGGCCGTATTGTGGGATTAATTCTTGGAGAGTATGCAACAATGATTTTTAACGATACTCGCCAAGCTAGAGAAAAACTGATATATGTCGATAAATCTTTTCGTGGCACTATGATGGGGCCGCGTTTGATGAAGAGATTTATTCGTTGGGCGCACACAGTGAATGCGCGTGAAATTGTTGGGGGCGCTAATGCAGGGGTGTCTGCTGAACGTACAGCAAAACTTTGGTCCAAGATGGGTCTTGCGACCTTTGGCTACACAGTGAGGGCAAGAATATGAAGACTTTTAACGCGCTTTTAGGTTGGGGATTTAACAAAAAACCTGTGTTTTGCGGCGGTGGCGGCGGTTCTAGCTCCTCTAATTCTGATAATGGAAGCTCTTCTAACGATAGCAGCAGCGGCAACAGCTTTTCAGAAACGCTGGCAAATATCTTTACGCCAAACGATGGCGCGTCTTATGTGAATGGTAATCTTGTTGATGACGCAACTGGCGAAACCATAGAAGCTGGCGGCACAACCTCAACAGGCAATGTTATTTCTGGATCGGCAAATGATCCAAGTAATGACAGACCAGCGCCATCATCAAGCGATGATGATGACAGACCAGCTCCACCTCTTGTAACTGCCACACCAGCTACAACAGCAACAGAAGCAACTGGCGCTTTGCCTTCAGCGTCAGCAGAGGCTCCTCCTCCAGATCCAGAGCCAGTTGAAGAAACCAGCGGCAATAGCGCATTTGAAAACTTGGCAAATGCATTTACGCCTTTTGATGGCGCAGCATATGTCAATGGTGTTTTGGTTGATGAAAAGACTGGTGAAAAGTTAGAGGCTGGAGATACAACATATTCTGGCAATGTTATTTCAGGATCTGCGAATGATCCATCAAATGATGATAACGAACTTCCAGCCAGCTTTACGAATGCACTTCCTAATCTTATTGTAAATCCAAACATAGAAGCTGGTGTGTATGATGAAAGCCAGCTTGATGATGAATGGGGCTATACGCGACCAGACGGCACAGTTGTAAGCGCGGCCATAGATATGATCGATGGCGGCGGTAAAAACTTTGGCGGCGAAATGTTTGGATCTTCGGGCGGTATTAATGCTGATTTAAATGGTGATGGATATATTACCAACGACGAAGCATACGCCACTGGCGCAATGAATGACAATCTTGTTTCCACAGTATCAACTGCATCTGGCGCAACTCCATTGGGATCTGGAATAGATCCAACTGGTGTGGCTGGCGCGGTGTATAATTATACAATACCGGGCATGTTATATGGCGGTGTTAAAGATATGACTAATAACTTTGGCTTTGTGCGGCCAGAAACATCTATCGGCACTGATTTGGATGACATTACTGGAAATCTTGAGCTTACAGACGCGATTAATGCTACGGTAAACTCTGTTGTTTTAGATCCAGATGCAGTGGATTATCCAACTGGCACTGATGATGACACAACAACAGTAGATCCTGTTTTGCCAGTAACGCCTGTAATTCCTGACGATCCAACTCCATTTTCTCCTCTTCGAACAGATATGTATGGAACGCGAGATGTTAGCCAAGATTTTAATCGCCGTTATAAGGGCGGTGGAATGGGCTTTTATGCTCCTGCATATTTACGCAGATATGCAAGTGGTCAATCAATAGATGAACTGGTGCGCCGTGTGGAATTGCCAGACGGCACTGAGGCATATATGACTCCAGATGGGCGTTATTTGGACATAGAGCAGTTTAAAGGAACGGCATTGGCTGGTGATACAACGTCAGTTGTGACTGGTCAGGAAGATTATTTACAAGGCTATACCTTAACAGATGCGGCTGGAAATGTGACACAATACGATGCAGAAGGTAATATCGTAGGATAAAGATAGGCAAGGAGTTCAAAATGCCAGAAGTTAAAGCAAATCCAGATTATCAACTGGTAATGAATTTTTTGAAGCTCATTCAACCGGGCGACATGGATGAACAGTCAGCTAATCAGCTAATGATGATTGGTCAGCGCATTCAAAATGGCGGTAGCTTGTCTGACAAAGAACGTGAAATGTTTCAAAGCGTAGTTGGTGCAATGCCAATGGAAGGTGCAATGCCAATGGAAGGTGCAATGCCAGCTCCAATGCCCAATACTGGCATGACAGACGCTCAAAAGCGTATGGCAGAAGAAGAAGCGTATTTTAAACGTCTGCGCGAAGAGCAAGAGCAGATGTATAACATGGGGCAGAAATCTATGCAGGAGCAAATGCAAAGTGCTGCGCCAATGACATCGCCGCGCCCAATGGCGCGTCCAATGAGATAGGAGGCTATTATGGCTGAAGTAAATGTACAAAACATGGAAGAGAATGCGGATCTTTTCATGGAAAAAATGGGCTTTCCCCATGACGCGGCTGGTCTGGAAATGACTGATGAGCAGCTCGTTAATTTTCTAATGCTCTGCTACCAAGAAAAATATGGTATGCATGAAGAAGAGTATGAAGAAGAGTGCGATTGCGATCACGGCGATGAAGACTGCGATTGCGGTCACCATGAAATGATGATGCCAGACGATGGTATTAAGGTAAAAGTCATGCGCGTTGGTGATGGCGGCAGTGTTCACGAAATGATGAATGAGATCCTTGGTGGTTACTAATGCCTGTAATGAAAGTCAAAGGCGGTTATCGCTGGGGCAAGAAAGGCAAGGTATATAAAACCAAGGCAGAGGCAGAGCGTCAGGGGCGAGCTGCTTATGCTTCAGGATATGGTAAAAAGAAAAAGGCCAAAGCGTAATGGGTTTGTTTCAAACGATAGCCAAAAGTGTAGGCACTCCAATTGTTGATACTTTAACCGATTCGTTTGGCGCATTAAAGAATGTATTAAATTACAACAGAGATGGCGCACAGATAGCTGATCAGATTACTGACATACCATCAGCTAGAGAAATTGAAGGATTGCCATTTATTCCAGAAGCTGGTGCGACAACTAGCGTTCAAAGTGTCCAGCCAAGGCTTTTGCGTGAACACCAGAGCGAAGGCTTTTTATCCGACGAAACAGTTCCTCCAGAACAAATTACAATAGGCGATCTCAAAGGCAAAACTCTTATGAGTATTGTGGGAGATCCTACTGGAAGACATATTGTTACTGGCGTTGGTGGCGAAGACTTACCAGAGCCTGTCGCTTCAATGGCTGGATTTCAGTATATAGACGTGCCGGGCCAAGGCTACGCTGGCGCAGCAGGAGCAACCAGCAGTAAGCTGAATGAAGCAAGAAATACAAAAAACCCATATTACACCAGTTTAATGATGGGTGAGCAATCTGGCGATTTTGCTATGCACACTGGCGAAGTGTTTGGACAGATGTTTAGAAACGCTCCGATTGCAAAAAAAGATATTCCAAAAATAAATGAGTTTATTCGTAATTTAGGAATGCCAATAAAAGTAAAGCAAACGATGCCTGATGGCACAGTCAAAAATGTTGGCAAAACCATCAAGCCATTTGCCGATTTTCCATCAGTTGCAGATCCTGACGCAATGCTAAATTATATTAGAAATTTGCCAACAGGAACTCATAGAGCATATTTTCTAAAAGGCTTAGATAAAGCTGGTTTGCAGAAAATGGGCGTACCAAGAGTTGGAGATGCACGTTTGGCGGTTGCAGATCCTGAACAAATTGGCATGGATTGGGGTACAACTGGGTATCGTGGATTTGTTCCAGACTTAGAAAGAGGCGCGCTTCCTACCACTAGAGAAAACTCTACCACTTATGACACTGGTGTGGACAAGGTTGGTCAATCTCAAAGTTTTATTGAGGAAGGTAGAGGCATTCCAGCTAATTTACTTTATAGCGATTTATCAGCACAAAGACGTGAAGCTGGAACTGGCGGTGGTCTTGTGATGAACTCAGCAGATTACAAGGTTTATGAAAGCAGCCCGACTAAAGCAAAGCAGCCTGTTACTGATAAAGTAATAGAAATTGTGTCTACTTTTACTGAGCTTGAGCGCAGAGGTGGCCGAAGAGCGGCATTGCAATATGCACAACAGCTATTGTCAGAAGGCAAGATTACTGGTCAGATGATTGAAGCAGCGCGAAAAGCAAATGCTCCTGCATGGATGATTGCTGCAATGGCCCCAAGTCTTGGCGCACTAAGCGCAATCCCCGAAGAGGATGGAACATAATGCCAGCCAAAAAACCGAAGCGAGATGCATGTTATAGGAAAGTAAAGGCGCGTTACACACGCAATGGTGGAACGTGGCCATCAGCGTATGGATCTGGGGCTTTGGTAAAGTGTCGCAAGGTTGGCGCAAAAAACTGGGGTAAGAAAAGTGCCAAGAAAAAAAAGTAGCAGCAGCGATAGCCTACGCACATGGTTTGGCCGCAATAAGGGCAAAGGCTGGGTCAATTGCAAGACAGGCGGTCCATGTGGCCGCAAAGATCGCACAAAGGGATCTTATCCAGCTTGTCGGCCTACTATGGCGCAATGTAAAAGCAAATCGGCCAAATCAGCGGCCAAGCGCAAGACATCAGCCAAGCGCGTGAACTGGAAAGGAAAGAAATAATGGCTAAAGGTGTAAAACATTATTTTAAAGACGGCACTGAGCATAAAGGTGCTACTCATAAAGACGCCAAAGGGCGTGTTATGTCTGGCGCACGTCACACAGCTAACAGCAAATATCTTGTTCACATGAAGGATCTGTCAGCTACTGCTAAGAAGAAAGCTAAGAAGTAATGGCAACGTACAAAGGTAAAAGCGTATCGCTTAATAAACCCCGCCGAATAGCCAAGGGCGAAACATCCTATGGCAAAAAGAAGTCTGTGGTCTATGTAAAAGATGGCGACAGGGTTAAGCGCGTGACCTTTGGCGACCCCAAGATGACCATCAAGAAAAACCAAAAAGGGCGTCGATCTAACTTCAGAGCGCGTCATAACTGCGATAACCCCGGCCCGAAGACTAAAGCCAGATATTGGTCATGTAAGGCGTGGTAAGATGGCAAATCCAGTAAAAGGCGCAATCAGTCAGCTTGGTGAGAATGTTATAAATTTTGCTGACGTTCAAAGACAGCAATTTATAGATAAGATCAAAAGCGCAATGGAAAATGTGCCTTACATTATGAATTTGCCATATGAAATGGGTCAAAAGTTAAATTCAGAAGGAAAGCTACCTTTGCCGTTGGGAACAAAGTTATTACCTATCGGAGGCAAAGGCAGGCCAGATGAAATGCATCAAATTGTTGGATATAAAGCAGATATCTATAATCCAGAATTATATGGTTATGAGGTGCGATCTCCAGATGGAGAAATATTTTTTGAAGCTATCAGCAATCCAGTTACTGGCTTAAAAGAAGTCAGAGCTGATAGAGTTGGACCATTCACAGCAGCACTTGGCCCAGATGGATTAGAGGACATGCCGTTTGTGCCACCTCAAAGACGTGCTATGACAGAACCAGAAAAACCTACATACACACAAGAAGAACAAGCAGAAATAGATAAATTCTATGATGATATGTTTGGAGGATCTGAATAATGGCAAATCCAGCAAAAGGCGCAATCAGTCAGCTTGGCGAAAGAGTTATTGACACAAGCAAAGGTTTTTTCGAGGCAATTCGTGATGCCTTTGGAAGAGAAAGCGCAGGCAATGTTCAAGAATTACAAAGACAAATTCGAATTATGCCATCTGTTCCAGAACCAACAGTAGACAACGCGCCTTTAATGGCAGTGCATAATACAAGCCTTGAAGGTATATTGGCCGCAAATGAAATCGGCGGCATTCCCAGCCCATCGATTGGTATTTCAGATCCAGCAAACTTGCAAAAGTTTGGCGAGATTAGCCTGATTATGGACCCCAATAAGCTAAACCCTAGAATGAACATCTATCCGACAGATGCTTACACAGGCAGACAGCCCAAAAGTAAAATAAAAATAAAAAATACAAAACAATTTAAAGAACGTCTAAAAGCAGACATAAATTTTGGTCACATAGCAGACGATACTGCCAGATATTTATCATCAGGAGCATTAGAAGATTCTGACTTAGATTTAAGAATGGTAAATGCTGCTATAGATTTTGATTTGGTTGACCCAAAAGATTTTGATAGCTTTGGCGAATTGTTTGGAGAAGCAAGCAGAGCATTAAGAGGTGATGGCCGCACTGCAAGACTTGTCGATAATAAAGAACTTCTTTCTGCATATGATGGCATTTCAGAATATGCAGATGTAGGGCGAGTGCTACCTCCAAAAGATCCATATTATTCTGATGGAAGTCCAAGGCCAGACAGACCAGCAACATTATCAACAAGCCTAAAAGATATGCGTGAAGGCACATATGGGCCAATGTATTTACCAGCTTCTGAATATGGATCTCAAAACTATGCAGGCGCATTGCGAGCGGCTACATCACGACCATTTCAAAGTATTGATGAAGTCAAAGATTCTAGAGGTCAAATTTTTGTTGATGAAAGAGACAATCCAGATTTTAGAACAAACCCTCTTGAAGATTTATTTAGTAAATTTCACGAAGTAAAATATTCTTTGATTGATGACCTTACAAATAAGTTTAAGAAAACAGAAATCAGAACACGCAGATCCAGAAATGAAGATGGCGAGTTTGTGGTAACTCAAGAGCCAATCACGCGCATGATGGGTGTTGATACAGCAAATGAGCTGCTTTTAGCTATAGCGCGAAATGATTCAGACATTGCTCAAACAGCGGCTGTGTCTGAAGGTTTCGTATCTATGGACGATATTCCTGCACTTCGGGATGCCCTAAACCGTGTTGGTGAAACTATGCAAAACGCTCCGACAAAGTATTTTGAGGCAAAACCAAATTATGCAATGAGCCTGAGTGATTTTGACACTGCTTTGGTTCCTAGAGAGCTTACTGAAAACGAAGAAGTAATGCGGATCTTCAGGGAAAACAATTTGCCTGTAGCGACTTACACTGACTTTGGGCCGAATAAAGATGAATATAGAGAAGGCGTAATGCGTGGAATGAAGGAAAATTTGTTTTCTGTGCCTCTAGTTGGTACAGTTGGGTATGGCGCGTTGCAAAGCGTAGGAGATGATAATGGCGAGAGCGGCAGTTAAGCGCGTAGCGCAAGCAGAGATCAGAGCGGCTAAGAGCTTCTTGGAGAGGCGTGGGTTGAAGTCTAGTGAGATATCCCCCAAAAAGTTTGCTATGGCCGCTAAAGAGCTGGATAAGGGGTTCTCAGAGACACTCAAGGTGTTGGCGCGTGAATTGTCTGGGGGCAATGTCTGATGGCTGGCTTTTGGGAAACATATTACAAAATGTCTTCGCCACCTATGTACGATCTCAGCGGAGCAGATCCAGAAGCCTTAAAAGGCATGGGGCGCACTATGCTAGACAGCGCAACAATTGTGGGTTTGGGTGGTGAGATCGAAGCTGGCATAAGAGCGCCGTTTAGCGATAAGACTTTCCAAGAGATCGACAGCGAAATCAACCAAGAGCAAGCTGCGTTCAAGGAAAACTATCCAGCAGAATACACAACATCTAGTGGTTTGGGTATGCTGCCAACAATTTCGGTTGGCGCTCCAGCGGCAATAACCAGAATAGTCGGCGGCAAAGTTTTACCAAATGTTGCATTTGGAACTGGGATCGGTGGCTTGAGTGGATTTGTAAGCGGCACTGGAGAAGGTGAAAGCGCAGAGCAAAGAATACAGACAGGCAAGGAAGAGATCGCACCAATGGCAGTTGGCACTGGCGTTGTAACAGCAGCAATGATGGGTGCAATTAAGGCGACCCCATATATAGGAAAGTTCCTTGGTAATATGGCAAGCAAGCTAATGAATAAGCCTGCTGCAATACAGTCAGTGCCATATAATGAATTATCAGCAGCAAGAGCAGCAGATCCTGACGCAGCTATAAAAGGCGACAAATACACCAATCTGTTTGAAGCATCAAATCGCAAGCTAAAAGACGAAACCTACGATGAATAGAGCAAGTTTTGGTAAACTTATGTCTAAAGGAGGACAAAAAATGAAGTATGGCAAAAAGAAACCTATGAAGTCTGTCAAAAAGACTGTAAAGAAAAAGAAGAAAACCATGAAGAAAAAGAAAGCGTATTAATGCCAGAACAAAAAAACTCTGAAGTTGTCGAAGTTCATGTCACTGGCGTTTCAATGTCAGGAGGTGTGAAAGATGACCACAAGCGATCTGCTCCAACAGATCAGAAAAAATCTGGAAACAAAACGGCTGGAAATAGCTGAGAGTATGGTTGATGGTCGGTTATCCGACTTCAATGCATATCAAAAAAACGTAGGGATCGCAGAAGGCTTAATGCAAGCCTCTGAGGTTATCCGCGAAACTTTAAAAGCTCTTAATGAGGAGGATGTATAGCGTGTCTCATCAGCATGATAGAATATTTACAGATGAAGAAACCAATGCAACAATTGGATCTCATCAATTACCAGTTCCTTTAAACTGGAAAGTTTTAGTTCAGCCTAATCAGGCAAAAACAAAAACATCAGGCGGTATATTGCTGCCAGAATCATCCAAAGACAACGAAGAATACCTAACAGCTCATGGCACAGTCTGCGCCTTGGGTGACTTAGCGTATCGTGACAGAGACACAGGCCAGCGTTGGCGGTCTGAGGTTTGTCCAAAGGTTGGTGATCGCGTGACCTATGGTAAATACGCTGGTCAAAAAATTGTTGTAAAAGGCGTCAAGTTCCTTCTGCTAAACGATGATGAAATCACATCGATCTTGCCAGACGGAGTTGAGGTCGCAGCATATGTAGGATGAGATGATGGCAGAAAAAGAACAAATTCTGGAAGAAATCGAAGCCGAAATTCAAAAGGCTAAAGGTGAGCCAGAAGAATTTGAAATCGAAGTTGTTGATGAACCTGTACAAGAAGCCAGAGAAGAAGCTAAAGATGTAGCTGAAGAGGCTAAACAGGATGATGACTATGGCCCAAAGGTTCAAAAACGTATTCAAAAACTTGTCAATCAACGCAGAGAAGCTGAAATCCAAGCTAGGCAAATTCAGGAGCAAAATGCACAGCTCCAAAAACGCCTTGAAAGATTGGAGCATGGATCTCAGCAGTCGGCTGAAAAAGCGTTTAATCAGCGTTATAGCCAAACCAAAGCAGCTCTTGAACAAGCTGTGGAGGAAGGTGACACGAAATCGCAAGTAGCGTTTCAAGAGCAATTAGCCGACATGCGAGCGGCTATGCGTATCGCAGAGATGCAACGTCAACAAGCGCAGCAACGTGCAGCAGCATCACCGACAGTGGGCCGCGCACAGCAAGCTGCACAAAATCCAGCACCACAAAAAGCTATGCAGTGGTGGCAAGCAAATAACTGGTTCAATGCCGCAGGCTTTGAGCGAGAAACAGCGGCTGCGCGTTCAATTGATGTCCAACTCGACTTGGAGGGTTATGACAAAAATTCGGACGAATATTATCAAGTTTTAAACAGCCGTTTACAAAAAATGTTTCCTGAGCTATCTTCAGGAGCAAGTCCAAGTAAGGCAAGAACAAAAAGTAGACCACCAGTCGCCCCAACTACAGGCGGTTCTTCCAGTTACAAGGGCAATAGAGTGAGGATGTCGCAAGAACAACTCAGAATGGCTAGAGAACTTGGAATCAATGATGAAAAAGGTCTTAAAAAATACGAAGCCGAAATTCGGCGTCAGCAAAGGAGCCAGTAATGTCTGAGAAAAGAAATGTTCGTGCAAACCAAACTCGAAATTCTGTGCGTGATGAGGAATCTCGTCCAATGACTGCATGGAAACCACCATCACTTTTGGACGCCCCCGAAGCACGTCCCGGCTATGTCCAAAGGTGGGTTGCTACCTCGATTCAGGGTAAGGAAAGCCCAGACAACGTGTACAAACGTATGCGTGAAGGCTGGGAACCGCGCCCTGCTGATACTGTGAAAAGTAAGTTGTTTCCAACTATCAATCACGGCCAGTGGGCAGGATCAATTGGGATTGAAGGAATGCTTCTATGCGAAATGCCAGAAGAAAAGCATGAGCAGATGAGACATTACTATTCAGGGAAAAATGATGAACTGAATGAATCAATCGCAGGGGATCTTGATGCGTTAGGACGGCGAAGTGGGCAGACGATCTATCAAGATCGTAAGTCTGAAACCAGTCGTGGCAGATCTTTGTCTGCCGCAAGCGACTAAATTAACGCTAAAAGGAGCGAAAAATGGCAAATGCAGATGCAGCCTTTGGCTTTGTGCCAGTTCGTCACATGAGCGGTAATGCACCTCGCGCTAACCAATACACTATCACAAGTGGTCTTGCAGAAAACATCTTTACAGGTGATCTCTGCATTCTAACTGCTGATGGGGTTGTTACGCCACACACGGCCACAGAAACTAACAACATTGGTGTTTTTGCAGGGTGTTCTTACACAGCAAGTGACGGTTCTTACGTCTATAGTGAATACTGGCCGTCAGGCACAGTAGCTACAGACATCATCGCATATGTATATGATGATCCATATACTGTGTTTAAAGTCCAGTCAGCAGGATCTCCTGCCCAGACCAATATCGGCAACTGCGCTGATGTTGTTGCTGGTGCTGGGTCCACAACAACTGGTCAATCTGGTTTTGAAATCAGCGGAACAATGGCAGCAAGTGCTGCTACTTGTAAAATTCTTGCGTTGGTAGATTCTCCAGAGAATGCATTCGGTGCTAACGCTGTCATGGAAGTGCTTATTAATGAGCATCTTCTAAAAGACAGTGCTGGTATTTAAGGAGGGTATGAACAATGGCTATGAATAGAGCAAATTTTGCTAAAATGCTTGAGCCGGGTCTGAATACTCTTTTTGGACTCGAATATGACAGCTATCCATCCGAATATGAGGCGGTTTTCGAATCAAATACTTCTCAGAAGGCATTTGAGGAAGACGTTCTTTTATCAGGTTTTGGAAATGCTCCAACAAAATCAGAGGGTTCTGCGGTTTCGTATGACGCAGCCTCTCAACAGTGGACTGCGCGTTATCAGCACGAAACAATCGCTTTGGCTTTCTCAATCACTGAAGAAGCTGAAGAAGACGGCCAGTATGGTTCGATTGCTTCTCGCTATACAAAAGCGTTGGCTCGCTCAATGGCCTCTACTAAAGAGATCAAAGCGGCTAACATTTTGAATACCGCGACAACCGCTTCAGGTGGGGATGGCGCTACTCTATTGAGTGCATCACACCCAACCCAGAACGGCAACCAGTCTAACATTCTTGCAACTGCGGCTGACTTGTCAGAAGTGTCATTAGAAGCAATCCTTATTCAGATTGCTGACATGAAAGATGATCGCGGTCTTCGCATTGCGGCACAAGGTACGAAGTTGGTTATCCCAACTGCTTACACTTTTGTTGCAGAGCGTTTGCTTGAATCACAACTGCGTGTTGGCACTGCTGACAACGACATCAACGCGATCCGCAATGGCGGTTACCTTCCACAAGGTTACCACATTATGCGCCGTCTAACAGACAGCGATCAGTGGTTCGTACAAACTGATGTTCCAGATGGACTGAAAATGTTCCAACGCTCGCCTATGAAAAAAGGCATGGAAGGTGATTTCGAAACTGGCAACGTGCGCTATAAAGTGCGTGAGCGTTACAGCTTCGGTTACACCGACTGGCGTGGCATCTTCGGATCATCAGGCGCGTAAATTACCTAACTTCTCCTCTCTGTTGGGTTTGATTGAGGCGGTCTTTGGATCGCCTCTTTCTTTTTTAAAAAAAGTTGTTTCTGCCTATTGTAATCTGTGACACTTGTCATTATCTAATGGTTGTAGAGAGAGAAAGGAACTAAAATGACAATCGCAACAAACAACAGCAATGAATTATTCGAAATGGAACGTGCATTAGATGACGTTTTGGCAGAAGGTTTTCACGAAATTTATCCAGAAGAAAATTGGGATGGCGACTGCTATACTTATAAAGCAGTAAAATCTGCGCGTGATTTGATCCGCAAACTCAAAGAATCTGAAAATGAAAAGCAAGCTATTATTGATCGTCAAAAATATATTGATAGTTTTAAATTTCGTGCTGTTCGTTGCGGTGAAGGTGTTCCAGCGTGGGATATTATGATGGAGCTACATGATGGCACAGAACGCAACATGGGTATGGTTTCAAACTTTCCAATGGAAAAATCATGGGTATGCACACTACGCGCAGACGAAGCAAACAACGAAGTTGAGTTACGTTATGCAAGCCGCGAAGATATGTTTAAAGCAATTCGTGAGGCAATCGCAGATCGTGAAGAATACGCAGCTCAGTGGGAAGGCGAGAAAGACGCATACATATATGAGCAAGAAGCAGAACTCGCAGCGTTGCGTTATGCTGAAGAGCGTTACGATAATTTAGGCGGCTATAATTGCCCAGTTGAAGCTGGCTACGAAGCAGCATTTTAAGGAGTAAAAAAGATGAAACTTACAAAAATATATGACTCACGAACAATAGATGATGTTCTTAATAAAAAGCCAATAGTATTTAAAGCAGAGTTCAAAGACAAAGATGGTAATGAATATTTAGGTTGGAAATACCCAAAAGGGAAATGTCATTGGACAGGCATGAACTACAATTTCACTCAAGTATCTTTGTCATGCGGAAAAAAATGCAACAGAAAGCCATCGCCCGATCTAACAAACCAAATGTTAAAATTAATTGAAGAAAACAAATCATCAGTCAAAACTTTTAACTAAACAGGGGCGGCTTTCAGTCGCCTCTTTCTTTTTTAACAAACTTGCTGTAGTCTCCAAATATCCCTGACAGTCGCATTGGGCGACTGACAATAGCCAAGACAGGAGATCAACATGGCTACTTCAACTTTTTCTGGACCAATTAAGGCTGGAACAATCAAAGTCACCACTGGCACAACACTAGGCAGCGATATTGCGAATGTTGGTCAAGTAGTGATGTCTCAAACATTCGCAGCGGATTTATCTGGTGGCGCACTAGCAGCGTCTGTGACAGATGTTGTTATTCCTGCAAACTCACAAATTATTGATTGTGTTATCGACGTTATTACAGCGGCAAGTGGCGCAACTAACTTGAGTGTTGGAGATACTGTAGGCGGTGCAACATCTATTCTTAATACTTACGGTATTGGAACAACTGCTGGTCGCAAATATCCAACAACTGAAGCGGGTGCTGCATTAGCATGGGAAGACACAGGAACAGCAGATATTCGTTTGACTGTTACCAACTCTGCCGCCACAACTGCGGGTGAAGTTCGTGTTACTATCTTGTATGCTCAGAACAACAATCTTTCATAAGGAGGAAGGCCAATGGCTGATATTTCCTCAGTAAAGAAGCTAAGTGATAGCACCAGAGAGGCAGTCTTCGCTTTCCAGTATCAATACGTTGATACTGGCGACGAAAGTGCTGTTCTCAAGATTGATGTTTCCACACTTGCTCCCAACGCGAATGGCGAGCCTTGTACGGCTGTTCGCATCATCGAAGGATGGTGGGTCATTAAAAGCATGACGGTGCGCGTGTTGGCAGATGCTGACACAGACATCATTATGATGAACATTGGAGATGATGATATCGGGTATCACGATTTCTCAAAGTTTGGTGGCCTTCCTTCAACGAAGTCGTATGGCACAAACCCAACTGGGGATGTGAAGTTTACGACTGATGGAGCTGGTGCTGTGGGAGATTCATATCAACTGGTTCTAAGGGTCATCAAAGAATACTAGGAGTTTTCAATGGCAACTTCAGGAACCGTAGCATTTCGACCAAATGTTGAAGAGATTATCACTGAGGCATTTGAGCGTTGCGGTATTGATACCCAAACACAAACTGGCGATAAGGCTGTGTCTGCACGGCGCAGCCTTAACCTACTCTTCGCTGAGTGGGCAAACAGAGGTAT